GAAGTATACAAATAGGAATTATAATATTGATATAATACATATGCCTACTGTTCTAAGTGAAGTTTTTTATATGGCTCTAGTGACTACTGCTGCTGGTGTAATTATAAAATTGGCTTCAATGTGTTACAAAAGTCGTTGTAAAGAAATAAAATTATGTGGAGGTCGTATAAGTTGCATTAGGGACACTGAAGCAGAGGAAAAGTTTGATGAATTTGAGTTAGCTCAAAGACCTTTAGGTAATAAAAGTCCAAGCCAAAAAGAACTAGATAGTGAGTTATAGTTGCTCTTTTATAATATCATATATATAAAATGGTCTACAAGATTTTACCAGCGACTTATAAACGAGCTAAAGAGTTAGGAATACAGATTTTCCCATCAGATAATCCTAAAAAGAAAATCGAAGTATACGACTTCAACGGTGTTTTTATTACCTACATTGGAGATGCCAAATTTTTAGATTTTCACTACTATTCGGAATTAGAAAAACAAGGATTGCTTCCAAAAGGTTACGCTAATGACCGTAAGCGTCTATATCGTTTAAGACATCGCAGAGAACCAGAGAAACTCGGAGACGAATATCTAGGGTCTGCTGCTTACTATGCAAAAGAGTTGCTTTGGACATAATATTATTCGTTCATTTTAGCAAATTAGTTTCTACCTTTATATAAACTATGTTAACCGATGCAAATTTATTTGACCTAGCAAAACGAATGTCAATACCTTTGGAGAAAGTGTGCTTCAAAGATGAGCTCTCAGAGGAACCTCTTGTTTACAACAAAGGATACATTATCAATCTAGAAGATGAGTTTGATCCAGAGACTGGAGAAAGAAATGGCGGCACACATTGGTGTTGTTTTCAGATGTTGAAGCATCCTAATGGGAAGATAGAGGGTATTTATTTCGATCCATATGGAATTGGACCTCCAGAGGATGTGAAGAAATACTGCGGCAAAGGCCTTGCAAGCGCAGGAAAAGATATACAAGGCTTATTTGATAACTACTGTGGCTGGGCTTGTTGCGCATTTCTTCACTATATTAATTCTGCTAGCAATCGAACAAAAGATTTGTACACTGATGTGGAAACCTTTTTAGATATGTTTGAAGAACTAGCAGATAAAAAAATGGACAGTAGAAACGAATTCGTTTTGAAGCAATTTTTCAAGAAGCCCAAAATACAAGTCAATTTCTAAATCATTTTTATTTCGGTAAAGTGTTTTAGAATGTATTTAAAATTATCTAAACTATTATATATAATGAGTTTATCCGAATACATTTTAAGCAAACGACCAACGCTGTCTACCGGTTCAGTGAAAACATATACATCAACGCTAGGGTCTTTATTTAGGGGATTATTTCCAAACGAACAATTAACTGTTTCAAATATTGATAAATTGAATAATCCTAAATTAACAATAGACTGGTTAAGAGATAATAAGACTGCAACATCAAGAAGACCCTTCCTATCTGCATTGGCAGTTATTTTTAATAATAATGCATATCGAGAGGCGATGATGGCAGACGCCGAAATTCTAAAGAAAAAAGTCGATAATCAGAAAATGACTGAGGAGATGACTGAGAACTGGGTTAGTCAAGATGATATTGTAAAAAGATTAGAACTACTGAAAAAAGAAGCAGCCAAACAATATAAATCAGGTAATCCAGACTTACAAGAAATACAATTGTATATCATTCTTGCTTTACTAGGTGCTCAGTATATTGCACCAAGAAGATTACTAGATTATACTGCATTTAAAATCAAAAATATTGATAAAAACGCAGATAACTATATTGATAAAAATGAGTTGGTCTTCAATGCATTTAAAACAGCTAAGTTCGGTCAGCAACGGGTTCCACTACCGAAAGAACTAAAATCTATTCTAACAAAATATATAAAATTCAATCCCACTGAATATTTGTTATTTGATATAAATGGAACCCAGCTAAGTTCGCCACAGCTTAACCAGCGCATTAATAAGATATTTGGTGCAACAAAATCTGTTGGTGTTAATATGCTTAGACATAGTTTTCTAACGGAGAAATATGGCGACAGTATCAGTAAAAAGAAGGAACTCGCTAGTGATATGAAGGAAATGGGAAGTTCTATTGCAGAGGCAAAATATTATATTCAAGAACCGTATGATATATCCAAAGGTGCAAATGGACCCAAAGGACCTACTTAATAGCAAAATATGTATAACTGATTTAAATATATTATAATACATATATTAAGAATTATGTACAACAAAGTTGCAATTTACAAATGGCGAGAAGCACACCCCGACGAATACAAAGAAATCTATCGTAAAGCATTACTAAAATCCCGCCACCAAAACCTTGCAAAGGCAAGAGAATATGACTGCTTAAGGAAATCTCCATTTCAAACACAATGGAGGCTATTAAGGCAAATTGCATTATTTTAATTCAACTATTATTATTTGAATTAAAACAATTAAGTTCAAATGATTTAAATATTAATCTATCCTATATACATTGTAGTATGGAACTCATTGAAAGACAACTAAAAACAAAAGAAGTCAAAGTATGGAAGACCCGCTTTTGGAAGAACATTACGAAACTCGAAGGTGGGGCCCAAGCACAAGCAATTAAGAATGTAGGTGCAAATGAAGTCTGTATTGCATCGCAGACTGTTAATAATGGTAGAATGTGGGGCATTACTACCCCGCAGAATCTATTAACACTGCTTGAAAACAATAATGGCATATACGACCTAATTACAAAGTTTCCGCATAAAATATATTTTGATATTGATAATTCAGGGAAAGGTTGTTCCAAAAGCAATGAAGACCCAAACGACGTTCCTTTTGGAACAACCTTTCTAAAAGGTTGTCAATATTTCAAAGACCTTATTAATGAAGTTTTTCCAGACGCAGATATGGCGATTTCGGGTTCAATTACCGATGTCAAGGAGTCATACCATATTACATTGAATAACTATATGATACACAACGAGGAAGAACGCACCCAAGTTAAAATGATTGTGAAACATTTACAAACAAAAGATAGTGCCTTTGATTGGAAAGTATATACCAAGAACCGACAAATGAAGTCTGTTAATCAATCGAAACTGGACGGACGAGTTCAGTGCATAATTGAAAATGATGACATTAAAAAACACTGTATTATGTGCTGGTTTAATACATATGTAAAACCATTACCAATTATGAGTGAAGAAGTAGAACAAGAGATTCAAATTGAAAAGGCGAAAGCACCATTTGATATTGGTTCATTGCCAAAACTCATATTAAATATTCCCGCAGAAGTGGATTACACCAATTTAACCCCGTTCCAAATCCTGCAATTATTACCACTTAATGAAAATTTCCAATTTTCATATTGCCATCTTGTAGCGAGATTCTGCTACTACAATGGTTTAACTTTCGAACAGTATATGAGCTGGTTGCAGAACAAGGCGAAATCAGTTGTCGCAAAAAGGCAACAAGAATGGACTAAACTATCAAAGTTTCCACCAGTTTCCATCGACCAAATTAAACAAATTCTAGTGTATTACTATCCCCAAATAAAGAAAGATATTTCATACAGGGACTTTGTGCAGACTTTTAATATTCCACAAGAAATAATCCGCCCAGTAGAAACAATGAGTCAAGACTGTTTTAACGGCACTGAAAAATACAGTGTTTTCAATATTGGAATGGGTGGCGGAAAAACGGCGCAAACAATCGATTACCTACAATTTGGTTCGTTTTGTTGGATTGCACCAAATCAAGCACTCGCACTGAATACGCAATTACGACTTGAAGACAAGGAAATAAATGTATGCCATTATAAAAACAACAAACTAACCACAAAGCAAAAACAGGAAGGCGGATTAAACGCCGAAGACAAACTTATTATTGTATTAAACTCATTACACTATCTATCAAGAAAGTATGACATTGTTGTTATTGATGAGATTGAAACCCTACTAGATAAGTTTCTTGGCGACTTTATGGAAGGCGACAACTTAACCAATCAACTCAAAATGAAAATTTGGAATCAGTTGAAGTATATGTTGCAAAATGCCAAAAAAGTAATCCTGCTTGATGCATTTATTACAAATAAAACAATTGGTTTTATAAAATCACTTGAACCAAACGCCACCATACACACATACATTCGCATTAATGAACCACAAACTCGCACCATTCATTATATGAAAGACTTCGAAATGACCTTATATGATGCCATCACAAAAATAAAATCTGGTTCAAAAATATTCATATTTTATCCATATAAACGGGATTCTTGTAATTGGTCTTCAATGGAGAATATTTATAGTTTAATTTGCGAACAAACAGGGCGCAAGGGTATATTCTACAATGCAGATGTTGGCGATAAAACAAAGGCAGGATTGAAAGACGTCAATTCGGCGTGGGCGGATAAATCATTTGTTCTAACCAATAATATCATCACTTGTGGTGTGAATTATGAAGGTCTCGATTTTGATTATAAATATCTCTTTATTGCATCATTTAACACACCTCGAGATGTTATCCAAGTCTCATACCGAGCAAGACATTTAAGCACTGGGATTATAAAAGTGTGCTATATGGGAAAAATGAATCAATCGAACGCGTGGTTGAGTGATTGTGCCAAAATGGATTGTCCTGTTTATACTGCCCTTTACAATAGCATATTGGTTGAGAAGAAGGCACCACTTAAACGAGCTTTTCAATTGTTCTGCGTTAAGGCACACTACAAGCAGGTCGTCGATGAAACGGTGATTGTAGATGCAATCAAAAAAGAAGTGCAAGATGAACTCGAAAAACAACATATGGGAATGTCGTATGCGTCTATTGAAGATATAACGTATGATTCAGTCAAAGATATTCAACAGGCGTGCCTCGCACAGATTGCAACTATGCGGGATAAAATGATGCTCCAAAAATATTTTTACAAGAAGGAATTTCTTGAAACGGCAGTTAATGTAGTAGGTGAAACGTTTGCTATAAATATGATGGCGTTAGGTTGGGAGACAAACTCGGGATTATTCTTTAAGCAGTTGAAATATGTATTTTTACACCCTGAATGTGTTTTTAATAAAATTATGAGATTGAATAAATTAGACACCATCTTTCCCACAGATGTTAAAAAAACAAAACTTGATGCGAATATTATCGAGCAGATATTTACGGAATTTACATTTAAAAACATCAGCAGGACCTCGTCGCCATACAAGATTATCAAAGAAATTTATAATGTGTATTTCAATAAGTGCATATATTCCACCAATTATAAAAGTGATGAAATCGGTGTAGGTAGATGCGATTATTATATTACCTGTCATATAAACGACTTTTATACCTTTGCCAAAGAGTATATGGTGCTAGATAAAGGTCTCAATTTAACGTTTAATAATTGCCAAAATACAGACGATGATGAAGACAGTTGTGTTGCCATTTAGGGGCCAGTGCGACTACATATATTTTGTTTTCATTTTGTTTTAAAAAACAGGGGATTTGATGTTTTCGTCTAATCTCTATAAGAATAATGCTGAAAACATCAAATCCCCTGTTTTTATAATTGCAAGATAGAAAGACACACACTGGTCCCTATTTAACATAACAGTTTAGATTTTATTAAGAATATTGATTACATTCTGCCTTGTGTATTCTTCTTGTAAACTAGGCATTGGTTTTCCAGTTTTCAAGTCTCTGCCCTTATCACTTTTTTCACTTGTAGCAGTATTAAATGCTTTGATTTGCACTTGTCCTCGACACGTATTACATAATCTATTATGACGCGCTTTCTTCTTATTAACTTCGTTTGGGTGACCGCTACAAGACCATCCACAATCAGCAAATGTTGTTCGAGATTGACCTCCATCTGAGTAAAATGTGTTTCCTTTTGGCATAGTATTAGTTTTGATAATAATACAATCTAACAAACTAACAAATCTATTTCAATTTTTATTTCAATTCTACATAAAAACTAAAATAAAAAAGAGGGATTACAGTAATCCCAGTTTTTTATGTTTAATTCTTACGTTCTTTTGGCGATCGTCCCGTTTTTATTTGGATTTTTCTATTGGATTTATTTGACGCCAACAAAGGAAACATCTACTTTTCCATTTAGGATCAGTTTGTAAAACAACATAGCACAAACAATCACAACATTTTCGAAACCTACTACGTAGAACCTCGTATTTAAATACAATGTTCGCGAATTTTGTAAAAAGGCGATGTTGGTTCTCTGCCCTTATATCACTTGATATTTTAGATGCTTTTTTAAAGGCTCCCTTTGTAATAATCCCAACTTTTGTAACACAATCACAAGCAGTAAGGCAATTTAAATTTGTATAAGGATTAGATATAATTGCAAGACTATTACGACTACATAAATGACCGCAAATGCATTTTGGAATTACTCCCCACTCATCATTATCATTGTCACTTCTAACAAACGAAATGTTTATACGTTGAGACGCTTCCATTTGTTTAAATACATCGTCCCAACTGGAACACCGTTCAATATCACAAATGACCGCATTTAAAATGGCATAGTAATCTGATTGCGACTTACAACCTTTTCTGATATTAATGCGAGATGCAAACCAATCACGAATAGTTTGTTGCGATTCCAAAATAGTATCCACATTACAGCCACGCACTGATGAAGAACTAATACCACCAATACAAACATCAGGATTTAAATCCCGAATCTTACGCACAAGAGCTTTAAATGACTCATTAAATATAACACACGTTTCGTTTAATGGATTCATAGTATTAGTTTGTTATTAATACTATCTAACAAACTAACAAATCTATTTCAATTTTTTTTGAATAAAAAAGAGGGACAACGTCGTCCCATATTTTTTATGTTTAATTCTTACGTTCTTTTTGGCATTCATTCTCTTCGGTTAATAGTCCCACTAACCTTGCAATCTCTTCGTCCCTACGGCGGTCCTGCTCTTTAAGTTCTTCGATATGTTTATTATTCGTTTTGATGGT